CCAAAAGACCATTGATGTCACGGAGGATGGTGATATTACCTATCCAACGGGATACGTTCATTTCAATAAAGATGATGACGAATTCTTTAAGCAAATTTGCTCTGAGCAGTTAATTACCCGCAAAAACAGAAACGGCTATCAGATTAATGAATGGCAAAAAATCAGGGATCGCAACGAAGCGCTTGATTGTTTTGTGTATGCCAGGGCTGCTGCATCCGTTTTTGGAATAGATCGTTTCACCGAGCGCCACTTTGCAGAGCTTGATGGTCAATTTGGCGAAAGCAGTAATGAGCCAGCACCCCAAGAGCGTGCTGAGTCTAAACCTATTCAACAAAAAAGAACCAGACCTAGAGCTACTAGGTCCACTTATATGTAAGGCCTGTATGTCCACTATTTACGAATTAGATCAGCAGCTTGCAGCCCTTAAAGAACAAAGAGCCAGCGGTGTAGCCAAAGTGAGCTATTCCGGCAGAACAGTTGAGTATCGAAGCATTCAAGAAATTGACAAGGCCATATTCAAAATTCAAGAAGAAATTAGCGTTTTGCGTGGCAGCACGAAGTCTAGACAGCTAAAAACCTATTCATCTAAAGGCCTTTAATGTCAGAAAACAACCAACCTAAAGCCGCGCTGCTCTCTAATCCACAAGTCAAAAAAGTCAGAAATAGACTTGAAGGCGCTATGGCTGCTCGCCGCTTAAATTTATGGCGACCAGCTTTAGAGAATATCAATACGATGATTTCTCAAGGTGGTCTAGCGCTATTATCGCGCGCGCGTGAAATGGTTGTTAATAATGGCTATGTAGCCAATGCAGCAGAAGCATACGCGTCCTCTATGGTTGGAGATGGCATTAAGCCATCACCATTAATTGAAGACGAAGAAATCCGCAAGAAATTAAACAAGTGGTGGTTGCAGTGGACTTGGGAATCCGATGCCGATGGGATCACGGATCTTTATGGTCAGCAAGCCATGATCAGCAGAGAGTTATTCGTAGCTGGTGAGTGTTTTGCAAGAATCAGATCGCGCTTTAAAAGCGATGGCCTAGTTTCTCCAGTTCAAGTCCAACTATTGCAATCTGAAATGTTGCCCTATGAAACGCGCGATTTGCCTAATGGCAATCGTTTGCGCCATGGTATTGAGTTTGACCAAATCGGCAGACGAGTAAATTACCACTTTTACAAAAATCATCCAGGCGACATCACCAACAAAACATCCATTGAAAGAACGATTGTTCCGGCCAGCGAGATTTGCCATATCTACAAACCATTAGATGCGGGTCAGGTGCGTGGACTATCGGAAATTGCACCAGCGATGGTCAAGCTCTACATTCTCGATCAATATGATGACGCAGAATTAGACCGCAAAAAAACTGCCGCCATGTTTGCTGGTTTTGTCACTTCAGAGCCTGGCGATGATGTTTTTGATGATGCCGAGGAAGGATTGCTGCCTTTAGAGCCTGGACTACTGCAGTTATTAAATCCAGGCCAAGACATTAAATTTAGCGAGCCTGCCGATGTAGGTAGCAACTATGAGGCTTTCCAGCGCAGGGTTTTACTAGCCGCCAGCGCAGCTATGAGAATCCCTTATCACATGGTCACTAATGACGTAAGCGGAGCCAATTACTCCTCTTTACGCGCTTCTTTAGTGGACTATCGCCGCCGTATTGGACAGCTTCAATATGCCACGATTATTCATCAATTTATGCGCCCAGTTTGGGGGGCATTTGTTGAAGGTTTATGGCTATCGGGCAAGCTCGATATTTCTGCAGACCAATTGGATGAAATTAAAGCCGCCAACTTTATCCCACCAAAGTGGGATTGGGTAGATCCACTTAAAGACATCAGCGCGGCAATTCTAGAAATGAAACACGGCATCACAAGCCGTAGAAAAGTTGTGGAGTCCAAAGGATCTGATATTGAAGAAATCGATTCAGAGGTCGCCGCAGACTTGAAACGCGCAGAAGGGCTTTCAATCTCCTATGGAGATCAGGGGGCCACTCAAATAACAGTTAATTTTAACGAGGGTCAATAATGAAAAAGACATGGTTTAAGGTTGAAAACCTTACAAATACAGAAAAGAAAATTTTAATTTATGACGAGATTGGTGGCTGGGGTATTCGTGCCATCGACTTAATTAATGAAATCAATAGCGGTGACACAAAACTGCCATTAAATGTTTACATCAACTCACCAGGCGGTGATTTGATTGAGGCACTAGCCATCTTTAACGCCATCAAGCGCTATGAAGGTGAGACTGTTGCCTATGTGGATGGTATCGCTGCCTCTGCAGCCTCATACATCGCCATGGCCTTTGACAAGGTTGTGATGCCTAAGAACACGATGCTGATGATTCATGACCCTATTAGTTATGCATTTGGCAACGCCGATGATATGCGCGAAACCGCAGACATTTTGGATAAATTCAAGAATTCCATTATTGCTGGATATGCTGATAAATCAGGAAAATCAGCAGAAGAAATCTCTGCCTTGTTAAGTAATGAAACATGGATCAGCGCAGACGAAGCCTTAGAGATGGGCTTTGCTGATGAGGTAATCGACCCAATCGAAGTGGTCGCCATATCAAAAGTGTGGAATTTTAAAAATGCTCCGACTAATCTTATTGAGCAACTAGCTCCAGCCGAAATTATCGAGACTGTAGAAACTATCGAGGCAGTAGAAACATTTGAAACAGCAGAAGGCACAGAGCAAATCATTATCGCTACCGAGCAGCCGGCCGCCGAGGAAAACGTCGCTGAAGTTGTTGAGACTATCTCCGTGGACCCTATAGAAGTTGCAGAAATTTGCAACAAAGCAAAAGTTCCTCAAATGACTGCCGAATTTTTGAAGTCCGGCAAATCGATTGAAGAAATTAAAAATGAAATCATTTCAATACAAGCTGCTGCACATAGCAAGTTAGAGATTGATTCATTAAAGAATTTGGGATCAACCTTGCAAGCCCAAAGTTCAGTTGTAAATACGACTGAAATCTACGCAAGACTTAACCAAAAGAAATAAGGAGTAGTTATGACAATTACCACAACCGAAGGCGTTTACGCTGGTGAATTTTTAATCTCTGAGGGCGAAGGCTCTATCAGCCGTGATGCGATTGTTATCGCAAGCGGCGAGGGCGAATTATCAGCTGGTGCAGTGCTTGGCAAAATCACCGCTTCTGGCAAATATGCAGCCTATGACAACTCAGCGTCTGATGGCACACAAGTAGCCGTTGGCGTTCTGTATTCAGGTGTAGATGCTACTGATGATGATGTTAAGGCTGTTGCCATCACCCGTTTGGCAGAAGTAAAAACCTCATTGTTGGTTTATCAATCTAGCCAAGATTCAACCGCTAAGACAGCCGCAATTGCTGATCTGAAAACTTTATACGTCATTGCACGTTAAGCAGTAAACCACACCCTACAAGCCCGCAACTAGCGGGCTTTTTTTGGCTGCCATTTGGCGGCCTTTTTTATTTGGAGAAATTCATGATTGACATTTTACAAAATGATGCATTTAAATCAGCAGCCTTAACCGCAGCTGTAAACAAGATTGACTTCGTCCCAGGTCGCGCTGGTGAAGTTGCATTCGTTGGCGCCGGTGAAGGCATCAACACGACATCCGCACAAATTGAAGTTAGTGGTCAAACACTTTCTTTAGTTCAGTCTCAGGTTCGCGGTGCCCCAGTGACTAAGGTTGCTGGTGACAAGCGCAGCATTAAATCCGTATCCGTACCACACTTGCCATTGGAATCTACCATTCGCGCTGATGAAATTCAGAACGTGCGTGAGTTTGGTTCTGACAATTTGGTTTCAGGTGCAACCAATGTTATCAACCAACGCTTGAGCAAATTGGCAAATCAACTCGATTTGACTTTAGAAAACTTACGCCTTGGCGCATTAAAAGGCAAAGTGTTGGATGCAGACGGCACCGAATTGGTAGATTTGTATTCTACTTTTGGCGTAACAGAGCCAACACAGGTCAATTTTGCCCTTTCAACTGCAACTACTGATGTGCGCGCTAAGTGCGCAAGCATTATCCGCACCATCAAGAAGAATGCAAAAATGAGCCTGCCTTCTACAGCTCGCGTTCACGCGTTTGCTGGCTCTAACTTCTTTGATGCATTGTTGGATCATGCCAAAGTTAAAGATGCGTATTTAGGTTATCAAGCAGCTGAGCGCCGTCTTGGTGAGTCCTATGTTCATGGCATTTTTGAGTTCGGCGGCATCTTCTTTGAAGAATATCAAGGCTCTGATGATGACACAGTAGGCATTTCCACCAATGAAGTTCGCTTCTTTTTGGCAAATGCTCCAGGCGTTTATGCAGAATACTACGCTCCTGGTGACTTCATTGAGGCTGTAAATACAGTCGGCTTGCCACGCTATGCAAAATTAGCAGCGGATGAGCGTTTCAATCGCTATGTTGAGCTCCATGTTCAATCCAATCCATTGCCAATCTGCTTGCGTCCAGGCACATTGTTAAGCGGCATCAAGGCTTAATAATGGCTAATGCTTTTGATTTAGCCGTAACCAGCATATTTAAAGATTCAAATATGACTGTTGAGGCTACTTATCAAAGCACCGGAAGCTCTGATCTCCCTATTCGTGTGATAAAAAGCACGAGTAGGGATGATTCAGATTTTGGTGACACTCAATTGATAGAGGAAAAAACCTTTATCGATGTCCAAAAATCAGACGTTGCATCGCCCAAAATTGGTGATTTTATTGTCATCGATGATGTTTCGTATGAAATTTACGCCTCTCCAAAAATCGATGCGCTGTCATTGGTGTGGACTTGCGAGGTGAGAAGTTAATGTTTTCCGTCAAGGTGACTGGGGACATATTGAAGGATGTTGAAAAATACATCAAAGATTCAGAAAAGGCGGTTCAGTCCGCAGTTTCACAGGCTACAAATGGCCTAAAAAAGGAGCTAAGACAGCAAGTAGTCAGCGCTGGTCTTGGTAAGCGCCTATCAAATACATGGCGCTCTGCAGTCAATCCAAAGGGTAAAAATTCAATCAATGCCTCTGGTGCCGTATGGAGCACCGCAAGAGAAATTATTGATTCCAATACCAAAGGATCTACGATTCGCGGAAAGAATGGCCAATGGATTGTTATTCCGCTAGAAGCTGCCGGCAAAGTAAAGCGCGGCAAAAATATGCTCAAAGATTGGCAGGCCAAACATGGCCGTCTGCGCTTTATCTACGGCAAGAATGGAAAAAATAGTTATCTAGTCGCCGAGAATATGCGCGCGAGAAAAGGCAAGCGCGGCGGCTTTACTAGGGCAAGTGATAAAGCTATATCCAAAGGAACCGTTGCTACAGTCCCCGTATTTCTTGTGATCCCACAAGCAAAAATGAAAAAAAGGCTAGACCCTCAGTCTGCATTTAATAAGTGGTCTAACAACTTATCTAATTATTTAAGAGGTTAATTGTGTCAAAAAGAGAAACGGCAATTACTTCTGTCATTAGCACCCTTGAAGCGGTCGGAACTTTTGATGTGCAAAGAAATACATCCGTTCCAACTAGCCCAATCGATGCAGGTTTAGTAGTCGTACGAGACGGGGATGTAGGCGAACCAGAGGTCACGATGTCCCCAAGTGAGTATCACTATGAGCACAAGATCACCCTAGAAGTCTTTGCAATAGGCACAGATTTAGACGCGGCTCTTGACGAATTGCTAGAGAGTATTGCGCAGGCTTTAGAAGCAGACACCACTTTAAGCGGGGCAGTAGATAGCCTTTATTTAACCGCCCCCGATTTTGATTTAACCATTGACTCCAGTATTCGCTGCAAAGCAGTGATCGTCAATGTAGTCGTTTTTTATTCAACTTATTCACCCCTTAACTAGGAGAAACTATGTCCACTGCATACGGCTCAAATGCCAAACTGCTGGCCGCATTTGAAACAACTTATGGCTCAGCGCCATCAGACGGCTACACCCAAATTCCATTTAGCAAATATGATTTCTCATCTAGTCAATCATTGATTGATGATGATCTTTTAGGTAATGGGCGCGATCCGTCCGAGCCTTCTTTAGATGCCATCAACGTAGGCGGAAACATTACAGTCCCTGTAGATTCGAGAGCCTTCGGATTTTGGCTAAAAGCCGCGCTTGGCGCACCAGTCACAACCGGCACAACTACTTATTTGCACACCTTCAAAAGCGGATCATTAACGATTCCAAGCGTTTGTTTGCAAGTTCAAAACCCCGAGATTCCTTTATATCGCTCTCACTTTGGCTCCAAGGTAGATACCATCAGCATCGACTTTGCGCGCTCTGGCCTTACATCGGCTCAACTCGCATTAATTTCTCAAGGCGAAGAAAGCGATTCATCTTCTGCCGATTCCACACCGACTACTTATGACTCAGGCCGTTTTTCTAGCTTTACTGGCTACATCAAAAAAGACAACTCATCTTTGGGTAGCGTGGTATCTGCATCATTTAAGTATTCCAACGGACTAGATAAAATTGAAACTATCCGCTCAGATGGCTTATTGGATGGCGTAGATCCAACTAATGCCATGGTTGAGGGCTCGATTACCATTCGCTTTAATAGCACTAGCTTGTTTGACTTGGCATCAGCAGGAACACCGGTCAAATTGGAGTTTGGATATAACGCAGGCACTAGCGAAAAACTCAATTTCATCGTTCATGAAGCCTATCTATCACGTCCTAGCATTCCTATTGATGGTCCAAAAGGTATTCAAGTGACCTTTGACTTTAAGGGCGCAAAAAATACTACTGCAGGATGCATGCTCACTGCTGAATTAACCAATGACGTGAGTAGCTATGCTTAATCTAAAAATTGCAAAAGAGTCATTTTGGATTGATCTGCCGCTTGGCGTTCGCTTCCATGTAAAGCCTGCAACACCAGCAATCATGCTGGGCGCCAGGTACAGAGTGAGCTCATCACTCAAAGAGTCTGATGGATTTGGCGAAATTACCGCAGAACTTATCGCTGAAATTGGTAGCCTCTCGGTTATCGAGTGGGATGGTGTTGGCAATCAGGATGGTAATGCGCTCGAATGCACACCTGAAAACGTCAAAGCCGTTCTTTTGTCTGAGTGGCAGATTGCCGAATCATTTGATAAGCAATATCTCTCACGCTTTTACGAGATTGAAAACGAAAAAAACGTCTAAAGACCCTCGTTGATTATCAAATCGGCGCAGGGTCTTCCTATTGCGAATCTTGTGATGTCGTTTGTGATGATTGTCCCAGGCGAATAAATCAACCTCAAAGTATGCAGGGCATTGAGGCCCTGCATCTTTTTTCAATCTGCATCACTCAAATCAATACATCCATGAATGGTCAAGTCTTAGGCCTTGATTACCAGGCGTGGATAAGTGCCGCTAAAGCGCTTGGCTATGACGAAGAAATGATGACTATTTTATTTAAACCAATAGAGCAAGCAGTAATCGAGGCGAGCTCCAAAAATGCGGATAGCGAATAAGAATGGCACAAGGCGAATATACATTTAAGCTAAAAGCGGCAGGCGGCAATGAAGTTAAATCTACATTTAACGAGATTGCAAAGTCTGGCGATGCCGCATTTAAAGGGATAGAGCAATCTAGCTCCAATGCTTTTAAATACGCAAAAATGGCTCTCGGAGGCATTGCTGCCTACGCTACTGTAGATTACTTTAAAGGCATGGTTAAGGGCTCTATTGATGCCCAAGATGAGATTGGCAAGATGGCTCAAAAAGTCGGCATGTCCGTTGAGCAGTTGTCAAAACTTCAGTATGCGGCAGACCTGGCAGAGGTATCCAACGAAACGCTAAATGGTGGATTGAAAAAACTCAACACTGGGATGGTTGAGGCTGCTAGTGGTACAGGCAAGGCTTATGACGCTCTAAATGTCATGGGTATATCCGTTAAAGACTCTAGCGGAAACCTAAAAACCAATAGTCAAGTTTTGAGTGAGGTTGCCGATAAGTTTCAAGGCTACAGTGATGGTGCTCAAAAATCCGCTTTAGCAGTAGCGGTTTTTGGCAGGGTCGGCCAAGAAATGATCCCGTTGCTAAATGGTGGCGCTACATCACTTAAAGAGCTTGGTATTGAGTTAGATAGCTTTGGTGCCGTTATACAAAAAAGTGGCGCTAAGGCATCAGAAGAATTTAACGATAACCTTACAAGACTGTCCTATTCTTCAAAGGGTCTTGGCTTATCAGTAGCTAACGCACTTCTCCCAACAATGAACTCATTTGTTGAGTCATTGATCGCCGGTAAGGTGTATCTCAAAGAGCATGGCGCAGAAGTGGTTGGCGTTACCACCGCCATTGGAGCATTGGGTGCGGCTTATATCTTATACGCACAAAGAGCG